GGGGCCACGGGGGGTGCCTACGTTATATATATACACCTCTTGCCAGTTTTGGGGAAAATATAAGTCTGGTGTGAAGGACTATCAGGGGGTTTGTACTGGTAGTATGTACTTAAGAAGCAACAATAAGGTGCACTAGGTGTAAAAGGTGGGTAATCAGGGGGTTAGAAGAGGACTCTAAGGTAACTAGTCCTAAGAAGCACTGTTGATAGGGGCTATAGGGAGGTGGAGAGGGGAGGAGAGACTATAGAATCACCTGTGGGAGGTACTTTAGGTGGGTACAGGGAATACAGGGGGTACATAGTGTAACTTTATTTCACCCTACCCCTTGACATCGGGGGCTACATGCATTATATTATATACTATAAGTATAACATGTAGTATTCCTAGGGTAACTCTAAGAGTACTCTAAAAGTATACTCCTCTAAACTATTAAATACTCTAGGTTTATACTATAGGTATAACATAGAGTATTCCTAGGGTAACTCTAAGAGTACTCTTAGGGTATACTCCTCTAAACTATTAAATACTTTAAGTATATACTCTAGGTAGGAGGAACCTTTATCTTTGTCATCATTTAGAGGAGATAACGGTTGACAAGTAACCTAAAATAACTATAACTAGAGGACGAAACTATGTATTACCAGGAAGACCGAGTTATCGAAGAGTTCTACAAGAACCTTCTTGATGGGAATGAGGACAGAGTCCATATCCCTAGGTCTGATGTCTTCTACGTACGCGAAGCGATACGTGCCCAGACTGGGGTGCGTTACGGCTTAGACCACGTAGAGCGAGCAATGTATTTAGAGGGTCACTTACAAGCTAGTGATGTCTTTGAACCTAACCAAGAGAGACCAGGGATTGATTATGCAGTGGCTGAAGAAACTCCTCACACCCAAGAAGAAACAACCAGTGATTAAACCTGGGGTTCCTATGTCTCGTATTGTCATGCACTGGAGCGCAGGTTCCGGTAAGGTCAGTGCTCTGGAGAAGAAGCATTACCACTACATCATCGGTAGTGACGGTCTTGTGGTTGAAGGTAACAACGAAGTAGCTGCTAACATTCCTCCTCTCAAGAGCGGACAATACGCTGCTCACACCTGGAAGCTTAACAGTAATTCTATTGGTGTCTCCATAAGCGCTATGAGAGGGGCTACAGAGCGTCCCTTCTCTTGGGGTACCCACCCTATGTCAGACCTACAGGTTGACGCTCTATGCCGTCTTGTAGCGACTCTCAGCGCTAAGCACGGGGTACCCATCACCCGAGAAACTATCCTCACACACGCTGAAGTACAACCAACCCTAAAAGTTACCCAGAGAGCCAAGTGGGATATCACAGTCCTACCAGGGATGAAGAAACCTGGAAACCCAGTTGTAGTCGGTGACATGCTACGTAATAAGATTAAGACTATCACTCACAACTAAAGTGGCTAACTCACATGACCGACCAACTAGAACGCAGAGTATTGAAACTAGAGGAAGAGCAGGACACCTTGGGGGAATCCCTACACACCCTAAATACAACCTTAGCTCTGCTCAACCAGACTGTAGCAACTATGGCTGCTAACGAAGAGAAGAAGAAGCAGCTCCTGGACAAGGGGTTGCTATTTGTTATTGGTGGGTTCATTGCTGCTTTCATAGCCTGGATTGTACGTGGAGGGTTAAGCTCGTCATGAACACGGATAAGAAAACATGGGCAAGAGAAGTAGCTATAGGAATGTTCCTAGGTTGCGCACTCCTAGCTCTCAACGGTAAAGTAGAGGAACTTAACATTGTTATCTGGCCTGTCACGATCTTTGGTCTTGCCGCTTTTGGTTTCCGTCAGCCTGCTGTTGGTGACTGGATGCGGGGTAAACCCACTTAGCCTCCTGACAGGGGGCGGGCCTAACGTAGCTGCTAACACAGTCATCGGTAAGGACGTGGTTCAAGGTGTAAGTATAAGTACTGCTGCTCCTTCTGTCTCCATAGAACCTAATGCACGAGTAGATAAGATAGACCAGTCTGCTACAACGAATAACACTAACTCGATCCTACTCATCATCATAGCTATCCTAGGTTGGTTAGCTCCATCACCTAACGAGATAGCCCGTAAGATCAAAGCAATGTTTAAGAGGAGTAAATAACATGGCAATCGCATCAATCCCATTAGCTACCTGGACTTGTTGTCCTAGCGAACGGTATGGGTCGGTAAAGTGCAGGAAAGCAAATGACACGTAAACTAACAGAGAAGCAACAGGCTTTCCTTGACGTCCTCTTTGAGGAAGCTCAAGGTAGCTTTGTTGAAGCTAAGAAGTTAGCTGGCTACAGCAACAACGTATCCACTACAATCATCGTTGAAGCCCTAGAGGATGAGATCGCAGCTAAGACTAAGAAGTTTCTTGTCACCACTGGTGTTAAGGCTGCTTGGGCTATGCGTGATGTCATTGATGATCCTACTCAACTTGGCAACAAAGAGAAGATGGCTGCAGCTAAGGACATCCTTGACCGTGGTGGCTTCAAAGGCGCTGACAAGGTAGAGATCAAAGGTGACTCCCCTGTATTCATTCTACCACCTAAGAAATAAGCATTGACAAAAGGGGGATAAATGGCTAAGATAACAACAGAGTTCAAACTACCTAAGATCGTTCTAGACTCTGACGGTTACCGCTACCTCCCTGTCGTAAGGATAGGCCGGATAGTGCCCTTCGGATACGAACAAGACCCTGACGACAAAGACATACTCCTTCCTATCGAAGATGAGTTGATATTGTTAGAGAAAGCTAAGGGCTTCTTACGGCAGTACAGCTACAGAGATGTAGCTCATTGGCTAAGCACAAACAGTGGACGAGATATCTCCCACTCAGGACTAAGAACGAGGATTAAGAGTGAAGAACAACGTACGAAAGAGTCTTCAAACTACCGCTACCTCGCCAGATGCTACAAAGAAGCAGCCGAGAAAGCCAAGCACATCGAAGAAAGAACCCTTGGTCGAAGAGAAGAGTGTTGAAGCAGTTGTAGAGGAATCTAAGAAGGTTCCCGCTTCTGTTAGACCGCCTGACATCGACATAGACGCAGCAATGGATGTTATCTTCGAGGCCAACCCTGGTCCACAAGAAGACTTCCTTGCTTCTTCAGAACAAGAGGTCCTCTACGGTGGTGCTGCTGGCGGGGGTAAGAGCTACGCAATGGTGGCTGACCCTGTACGTTACTTTAATAACTCTGCAGCTAACATGCTATTGGTTCGTCGCTCTACTGAAGAACTTCGTGAACTTATTTCTGTCTCTAAATTTCTTTACCCTAAGGCAATCCCTGGGGCTAAGTTTCTTGAGAGGGAGAAGACATGGATTATGCCTAATGGGGCTACTCTGTGGATGTCCTACCTAGATAAAGATGATGACGTCTCACGTTACCAAGGTCAGGCTTTCAACTGGATTGGCTTTGACGAGTTAACGCAGTGGCCTTCACCTTACGCATGGAACTATATGCGTACTCGTCTACGTACATCCAAAGGCACTGGCCTACCGTTGATCCAACGAGCTACGTCTAACCCTGGTGGTTCAGGGCATTGTATCCCTTACGGAGATGTATTAACAGATAAAGGCTGGGTAGATATTAAAACTGTTAAAACAGGGGACAAGGTGCTTACCCCCTGCGACGGAGAGCTAGTCTACAAGGCTGTCTCCTCTGTTATCAAAGAGCAATACGAAGGTGACATGATTATTCGGGATGGTCGTGGTCTGAAGATGGAGTTCACGTCTAACCACAGGCTGCCTCAGGAACTTCAAGAGACACACATTCGTCCTTACACGGACCTACCTAACCAAGCCACTATCAAGAGAGCTGGAGAGAAACTAAAGGGTAACACTGTTGACACCTTCACAGTGCCCCCTGTGTCTACACGGAAGTTAAAAACAGAGCAACCAGATACATTAGCGTACCGAGACTACGTAGAGCTTATGGGTTGGTTTATTTCAGAAGGACATACACTAGACCGTGATAAAGAGTTTGGTATCTCTCAGTGTAAAGAACCACAGAGAACTGAGATACAGGAGCTACTAGATCGCTGTAAGTTCTCTTATCGTGTATCTCGTACTGGGTTCCAAGTGTCCTCCCCTAAGTGGTGGGCTTACTTTAAAACCCAGGGGAAGTGTCGTGACAAGTACATCCCTAGGGAGCTGCTTGATTCAGACCTACTGGATATCTTAGCCCAAGTCTTAATGGATGGGGATGGAACATGGGGTGTTCGTGGAGAGTGCGGCCAGTACTTTACAACTTCTAAACAACTGTCATTAGACGTACAGGAAATGTTTGTTAAGCTAGGGTACAGTGTTTTCGCATCTCAAAGACAGAGAGAGAACAGGAAGGGTCTGTCCTACACAATCAACTTTAGTTTAAAGAAGACCTGGGAGCTTGATAAGAACCGAAATGTAGATACCAAGAGTTTTACAGGAGAGGTCTACTGCCTGGAGGTTCCTGACACTGAGCTATTCTTTGTACGTCAAAAAGGTTGTGTTTGGTTGTCGGGTAACTCGTGGGTTAAGAAGATGTTCATTGACCCTGCTCCCTACGGGGATGCTTTCTGGGCTAAGGACCACGAGACAGGAGACCTTATCACTTGGCCTGCTACCTCTAAGTACGCTGTAGAGAACGACCTTGTAGGTAAACCAATGCTTAATCGCCGGTTTATCCCTGCTAACCTGTTTGACAACCCGTACCTAGCTGACGATGGTATGTACGAAGCCAACCTACTCTCTATGCCTGAGCACCTACGTCGCCAACTACTAGAAGGTGACTGGGACATTGCAGAAGGTGCAGCGTTCCCTGAGTTTAACCGTAAGATACACGTCGTGGAGCCTTTCGATATCCCTGACAACTGGACTAAGTTCAGAGCAGCAGACTATGGCTACAGTTCGTACACAGGTATCCTATGGATGGCTGTTGATCCTTCTGACGAGAGTCTCTACGTCTACCGTGAGCTTTACGTGAGTAAGGTTCTTGCTGAGGACCTAGCTGACATGGTTCTAGAGGCTGAGTATGGAGAGAGGATGCGCTACGGTGTACTTGACTCCTCACTGTGGCACAAGCGAGGGGACACTGGTCCTAGTATCGCGGAAAGAATGATTGCTAAGGGTTGCCGTTGGCGTCCTGCAGACAGAAGCGCAGGCTCAAGGGTCTCAGGTAAGAACGAGATACACCGGAGACTACAGGTAGACCCTGACACAGAGAAACCAAGGATGAGGTTCTTCAACAACTGCCAGAAGACTATTGAGCAGCTACCTACCATCCCGCTAGACAAGAGAAACTCAGAAGATGTCGACACTAACTCCGAAGATCACCTCTATGATGCACTACGCTACGGTGTGATGACTAGACCTCGGGGAAACTACTTCGATACATCTGCTACAGATACGTATGCACCATCAGACAGCATTATGGGATACTAGGGAACACACACATGGACGACTTCGAGAACAACATGGACCAACTAGACATGACTGCCCTTGAGGATAGTGATGAAGGTGACGAGACTGATAAAGCTTCAGGTACCATCGCTACCTACGTACAGGAACGGTTTAGTAAGGCGTCTACTGCTCGTGAGACTGAAGAGTACCGGTGGCTAAAGGCTTACCGTAACTACCGTGGTATCTACGGGCCTGACGTACAGTTCACAGAGGAAGAGAAGTCTAAAATCTTTGTTAAGGTTACGAAGACTAAGGTGAACGCAGCCTACGGTCAGATCACTGATGTCTTGCTGGGTGCTGCTCGGTTCCCCCTTACTATCAACCCTACTACTCTCCCT